TTGTAGTATACCTTTTATATTTAATCTTGATAATTGAGCAAGACATACAGTTAACTTTTTCGCAACTTCACCACTATGGTTTCTACGAATATCTGATACGGTATAATTTATTTTAGGAGTTACATTAAATACTGATTTAGTACCGACAAAGAATTTGCCGTTTTCTGGATTGATACCACAAATAATAGCAGGCGCACCGTCCCACTTTACGGTAATATTAGTCTTAGCACCACTATTACCAGCCAGCATATTTCTAACTGACTTTAAAAAGTTTATTGCGTTATCTCCACCTTTAGAACCTCTGTTAATTATATCGTCTTCTAAATGTTCTAAATGTGTATTTTTATCTTGGGTTTGAAACCCTTTAAAACTAAACATTTTTCTCTCTCATTTTTACCCATTATACTATAAATTGTGTGGTTTGGCAACCACTTTTCAATCAATTCATCAACAAATATACAACTATTTATATTAATTTTTAGCTAAGCCGTTGTATTTTACAGCAAGGTTGAAGAATTGACCTAATTTGTGTTGTACACCAACCTTATTAGACCTTACTGCCATGTTCATAGTACCTATTTCCTGTCTGCCCTCATATAAAATCAAGTCAAAATTTTGTTTAGATGTTTTAGAGGTCTTTGCCACCACATTGGTTGCTCTTGCTAGTAAAACATTTAATTGATTAGCGTCTTTGACTTCTTGATATTGATTACCTACAGCCTTAATAATAATTACAGGTACATCTGATTGTTTTAAAATACTCTCTCTGCAAAACTTGATAAATTTTGGTAAACTTTTAGTCATTATATAGCCTAGATAGTTTCTAATTATAGCCAAGTTTGCGTCATAATATTGTTCGTATTTTTGAGGATACTGTTTTTCAAATTGTTCTAAAATAGATAAAGTATTACCTCTTGTTGCTACATCATAGTCTGCACTCGTTATACCAGGTATATTAGAGTATGTTTCTTTATACAAAATACTTTTTAATTTTCTAACTGATTCATTTGCCTGTGTTTCAAAACCATTAATTATAACATTAACATAAGTATTTAATAATGGTTCTTTTGATGAGCTTGAACCAGCCTTCAAACTAACACCTAATAGTTTTTTTGGTGTAAATTCTATAACTATATCTGCCGGAGAATTACCTGGTACTCCTGGTGGTTTTGCTCTATAAGTCCAATATACTTTTTTAACTCTTTGTGTTCTCTTTACATCTTTTAAATATTTTAATATGGCAAATGCGTTATTCATTTTCTCTTTAAATAAAGAGCTATCTGGCATTTTTTCAATAAAATCTAAACCTGCTTTTTCATCTTGCGTTGTTACATAACAAGTTTGTCCTTTAGGTAATTTTAATATTTTTTGATATGCTTTGTTAATATCAGTTTCATTTATATTATTAATAAACATTAAACAAGGCATTAACTCTGTTATTGTAGAGTTTAAAGTGGTCTCTGTCATACCACCAGATTTTGGTTTATAAACTAATCTGATTAATGAACCACCAACAAACTGAAACTCTGTAATATCTTCACTTGATAAACTAGTTTTAGTTTGTTTAAAAGGAACCTTTTTAGCTTTTAACTGTGCCTGTACAACTCTTCTAGTACCGTTTCTATCAGTAGAACGCAAATAGAAAACCGTTGCTGTTTTAGTAGATTTCTTTTTATTCTCTTCTAATACAGCACTACCTCTGGCAGCTAACTCTGTTAAAAATTTTAATTGTTTTGGATTCATGCCCCACCTCTACACTATTTATAGAAGTGTGGCAATAGTAATTTAGGTTATTCTATGTGGCCTGCAGCTATGTAATTCCAAAACATTTTAGGTATTCCACCATTGACTTGCCAAACCTTATGTTTATCTTGAAACTCTGCTAATTTTCTAGCGTCTTCTTCAAAGAAATATTTACCTACAATGTTGCCTGTGGGGTGTTCAACAACATTCCAAATAATTTTCTTGCCTTCTTTACTCATTTCTGTAGAATATGACAATTTTTTCCTCATTGTTTTTGGTGGCCTCTTATCGCCTTTGTGAAATCTTACCTTTTGTGTTCTCTTTTTCGTCATAATTTAAAGTCTGAAAACTTATCGTAAGCGTCTTCTTTTTCTGCTACCTGATTAGCGTCAACTATATCATTAGCCTTTTGTTGAACATCATATAATCTCATTTTTGCTCTATCAACACCAACAATAAATGCTCTGTTAATACTAGGGTCATTATATCTGTTTTTCAACTGTTTAACTTTCATCTGACCTAATGCTTCTAACTCTTCGTTTGATATTAAAGCAAACATAAAGTCGGCAGTCGCTGGAAGGCCAAAAGATTCAGAGGTATCTTCAAGACCAATATCACTTGATACGAAACCAGTTCTTGTAGTTTGTGTAGCAGAAAATATTGGTACATCAAATTCTACAGCTAAACCTCTTAATTCTTCAGCGATTGCCTTTACATAAAAGTATGATGAAATATTGCCACCTTTAAATCTACTTGAAGCACATATGTTCAAATAATCAATAAAGATAACATCTGGCCTAAAGGACTTCTTTAGAGCAAGCTCGTTCATTAACGACTTAAAATGTCCACTATGAGCAGACGCCGTTGGATATTCTTTAACAATGAGTTGACCTTGAGTCTTCTCTCTTAAATTTTTCATTTTACCATCATATAATTGTTTAGGCATATCATGTAGGTCTTCCATTGTAACATCTAATAAGTTGGCGTCAATTCTTTCTGCAATTCTTTCCTCTGCCATCTCTAAAGTAATATACAATACATTAAGACCTTGCAACAAATAACTTGAAGCAACATGACACATAAACAAAGATTTACCAACACCAGTACCAGCAAGAGCAATATTTAAAGTCTTACTAGGAACACCACCTTTGGTAATTCTATTCATATAATCTAAATCAAACTGATATCTTTTTTCTTTTGTATGATAAAATTTAAATCTGGCCTCTGCGTCTTCAATATAATCGTGACCAACTGACTTGTCAAATGATACTGCTAATGCTTCTGATAAGATATGTGGTATTGCTTCTGCGTTTCTTTCTTTATCTTTCTTATCAAGTATTTTGATACCACTTAATACTGCATTATGAACAGCACGGTCTTTACAAAACTTTTCTGTTGTTTCTACTAACCATTGTTCATCTGATTCAGTATTCTCAACACTATTTACATAATCTTTTAAGTGTGTTAATTCTTCTTCATTAATATCTTTTCTTGAACCAAGTTCAATAAGCATTGCGTCTTTTGTAGGTAAATTATTATACTTTTCTACAAACTTAAATATTTCACCAAACAATAATTGTTCAACACGATTGCCAAAGTATTCTTCTTTAATAAAAGGTAAAACTTTTCTAGTGTAATCTTCTCTATAAAATAAACTAGATATTATTGTATTTTCAATTCGTGATTGCTGTACCATTCTCTACCTTTTCTGCTAAAAGTTCTACTAAAATATCACCGATAAAATCTATGAATTTGTTATCTTCTAAATCAACATTGTTTGGATTTCTGTCAACAACATAATCAAACTTCATAGGTAATTTACCATCAGGATTCTCATTCTCAGCAAATCCTACTTTGCCATAGTGATAAATTATATCTTTGAATTTACCTTTTGTTATTTTTATACAAGAGTAATCTTTATCATCTCTTTGTACAAAAACAAAAGATTTATTGTTCGTCTTGTCCGTATGTGAATTTTTGTTGGGTGTATTCATCAATTTGTTTTAGTATCTCCGTTGTAAAATATTTTTCAGCGTTCTCATTTATTTGTTTACCAAATACTTTCGTACCATCAGGCATTTCAAATCTTGTAGATACTTTCTTAAATATACCTGCCTCTTCAGCAAGTTCTAAAAGTCCGTAGTGTCTATCAAGACCATCTTTGTATGATAGTCTTACATCTATTTGAGCATTCTCTTTTGTTATTCTTGATTTATAATTTTTACAATGTATGATATTACCAACTACCTCGGTGCCGTCTTTGTCTTTTCTTTTACCAAGATAGATAATTGATGAAGCAGCGTATTTCAAACCTGAACCACCACCCATTTCTTTTTGAGGAAACATAGAACCAATTACATCATAGGTGTGATTGGTCATAATCATAGGAACATTTGCTTGTCCTAATTTAAGTGTTAAAACTCTAAATGTAGATTTGACAATTTGCGACCTTGTCATATCTCTTGTTTCTTTACCAGCAGCTGTGTCTTCCATTTCTTTTGTAGTAGATAACATACCTAAACTATCTAATACAAACAACATAGGTTTTCTACTTGCCTCTGGTTGTTCTAAATATTTGTCTATAACTTTTATTGATTGATTTCTAAATTCTTGTACAGTTGAAACAGGCATTACCACCAATCTTTTACTATCAACACCTCTACTCTCAATCATATTTTTAGAGATAGCATTTTCTGATTCAAAGTATATTACACCTGCGTCTTTATCATTATCCAAAAATGACTTTACTACACCTAATGCAAAGAATGTTTTTCCTGTGGCAGCCTCACCTGCAATTGCTGTAATACGATTACCTGGTAAACCACCGTGAATTGAACCTGATAGAAGAGCATTGAAAGAATAAGAACCTGTATCTATAAACGAATCTACATCACCTGAAGCACCGTCTGATACTAGACTGGCATAT